GCTTCCGCGCTCAGCCCAATGCCCTGCAACAACGTTTTCAGGCTGCCTGCGCTGCCGATTGCGCCAAGCAAAGCATTATTCAAGCGATAAACACCATACGCCGCGCCCAAAAACGCCGCCGCCTTGCCGATTTCCGTCAAAGCGCGCGCAAAGGCTTTCAAATCATCCGCGCTCAACTGCCCCAAATAATCCACCAAGCCTTTTAACGCCCGTTTCGCCCCATCAAACAACCCAGCCTTGCCGATTTCCCGCTTCAAACTTTGCCAATTATCCGCCAAGTTAGACGTTAAACCCTCCCAAGTATTAGAGAGCTTGTCCATTGCTCCCTTGTATTTCTGGTTGAAAATCGTCTGCAAAGTCGCCTGAATTTCCGCGCGGTTATCCGCCGAAGCCTGCAAAGTTTGCTGCTTGCCCTCGCTATCGGTAAAGCTATACGCAATCTGCCCGCCTTTTTTAGACGCTTTCACGCCAAATTCTTTTAAGCGTTCATTCTCGCCCGTAACCGCATCCGCAATCGCCTCCACCATTTGCATCACAGGCTTGCCCATTGCCGCCGCCGTATCGCCCAGCGTTTGCATTAAGCCATCTTTCATCGGGTCAAGCCCATAGGCTTTGAGCTTCACAAATGCTTCCGTTACTTCCGAAAGCTCATAAGGTGTTCGTTTGGCAAAATCAGCCACCCAATCCATCGCCGCACGCGCTTTTTCGCTACTGCCTTCAATCGTGCCCAACACCGTTTCATAGCGTTCAAATTCTGCGCTGGTATCAATAATAGATTTCACGCCTGCGCCCACAGCCGCTGCGCCCAGAAATTTGCCCAGTCCGCCCGATAAAAAACCGCCAGAGCTACCCCCGCTCAACTCTCCACGCAACTCACGAATCCGCTCACGCGTTCTCGCCCATGCGCGGTCAAGTTCCGCGTGCGTTGCCATGCCCGTGCGCCGAAACGCCGCATAAGCCAATTGCGCCCTGCGGATGTCTGCGTAAATCTGCCTATCCGAGCGAATGCCCAACCTATCCAGCGAGCGGTTGTAAATCGCCCCGCTGCCGCGCTGCTGCAAACGCATACTGGCAAAACTGCGCCGAATATCATTCGCCGCCGCCTGCGCCCGCGTTCGCGCTTGGTTCAAACCATTTAAAAACTGGTTTAAACCCGCCCTTTCCATTCTAAAACGCAGCAGCGTAACCAATTCTCTTGCAATCATGGCAAAACCTTTCAGGCATAAAAAAACCGCCTTTTTAGGCGGTAGAAACAATATGAAAAAACAAAAAAAGCCCTGTTTTCACAAGGCTTTTTTATGAAAATGCTTGCTTAAATTAGTAGGTTAGCCTATAATTAGTCCTATCGGTTCTAGTACAACCGATAGGTTAAACGCCTAACCTGCAATATTGCTTTAAGGGCATTTTCAGGAGAATTAAAATGAGATGGTTCATTTTTATTCTTCTCTTGGTTTTATCGGCTAACGCCTATTAACCTTTGAGAAGCGGTGGGGCAGTAACGATGCCCTGCCGTTACTCAAAATCATAAAGGAAGCATCATGGCATTGTCAAGAAACGATATTCAGAAAAAATCAGACGAAAAACGCGGCGTGAAAGTCAAAGCCTTCAAAATGAAGCTGGAAGACATCGCACTGATAGAAGAAACCGCCGCCAAGCTAGGGATTAGCCAAGTAGATTTGGTTATTCGCGCCGTGCAACAGTTTGCGGAAAATGGTTAAGTTACTTTTTCCATCTCTCCGCTTCCCGCGCTTCTGCCTCGTCCTGCATATCCAAAATCGCATTGATTTTCAGCAAGTCCACCAAATCAGCCGTGCCGTCTTTCACCTCGGCAAGGCTGATTTTTCGCGCCAACACAGGTCGCCAAATCAAAAATTCCGCTTCCAAATCGGCGCGAAAATGCCCTACGGTTTCGCTTTTTCGGCTAAACCCGCCAGTCCAGAAAGGTTTAGCCAGCGCGTCAAAGGGGCAGCGAAATTCTCTTTAATCACCACCACCAAAAGCTGCAACACTTCGGCAAAATCATCAAAGATATGCCCATCGCGCGCCAACTTAAAGCGCACCGCTTCGCCGTTTTCGTCCTCATAGGCAATATGCCCGCTATCCAGCAAGCGCGTTGCCCAGCGTTCCAGCGATTTGCCGTCAAGCTGCGCCGATAGCTTTTCTACCGCCTTTTCCAAATCCGTGTTGTTCACATCTTTCAGGCTGCCTTCTGGCTCATCTTTCAGGCTGCCTAACAGCGCGCCCAGCGCAGGCAGCAATTCCTTTTGCAAATCGCCAAACACAGGCAAGGCTTCAAAAGCATTCATTTTGGTAACAAAAAATGTGTTTTTGCCCACTTTAATTTCAACCGTTTGGCTCATCAGTTATTCCCTCCCACAGTAAAGGCAGCGCGTGCCGTTTCAATCACCCATTCACGGTTGCCCAATTCCTTGCCAAATTCCACCGTGGGGCGGTTCACAATCCAAGCGGCATCGGTGGCAACCAGCGTTGTACCGCGCAAATCGGTCAGCATCAGCGGAAACGGCTTGTCGCCGCCGCTTAAATGGTCAATAGACAGCAGCGTGTTCAACACATCATTGCTGCGGCTGGTTTGCTGCAAAGTCAGCGTGATTTTCACACGCTTATCCGCGCTCATCACGCGCGCCACTTCGCCGTCTGCGCCTGCCTGCGATGTGATGCCATCTCCCAAAGGCTCAATGCTCACAAACGTGCCATCTGCATAGCCCGTTACCGAATGCACGCCCACCACCAGTTTCACACGGTCGGGCGAATAAGTTTTTACTGCACTCATCGTTTATCCTTTCATTCATAGCCTAAGCTAAATTTAATGTTCACCACATGAATCGCCCCCGCCAAACGCGCCGAGCCGCCCAAATCGTTCAACACGCGGCTTGCCTTGTTGTTGGGCGAAATCTGCGACGCTTTCGGCTTCTTAATCGTGTAGCTGGGGACAACCTTATCGTTCTCGTCCAACTCCTCGGGCGCAATGCCGCCGCGGCGCACGCCAAGCTGCAACGACTTTTGCATAGCATTGGCTAAAATCGTAATCCCTTCATCGGTATAAGGGATTTTGCCGTCGCCGTTAATCAGCGCAAACGCCACATCTGCCTGCATTTCATTGTGCAACCAATCGCGGAAACGAATCACATCAATCCATTCACCCGCCGCCGTTTTGCCGCCTTGGGTCAAAGCAAACGATTTAAACATTTCAAACGTGGTGCAATTTTTTTCGCTGGCGGCAATGTATTCGCCTTCCGCTAAACGGTCGGCAGTAATGCCTGCAAGGCGTTTGTTCGCCCACGTCTCACCGCCTGGGTAAAAAGTAAAACACTTCGCCATCAACGCCGCTTCGTTAAATTCCGTTGCCGCTTCGCGGTCAAATACCACAAACGTGCGGAAATACTGCTTATCCATCAGTTTGGCAGCAATGTCGGTGCGTACTGCGCCATTCAACACTTTCACATCATCGGTTGCTGTGCCAAACAGCTTCACATTAGCTTCTGCCCACGCCGCCACTTCTAACACCACGCTTTCCGTGCGGTCAGCCACCACTAAGCCATACCACGAACCGCCCGCCTTGATGATTTCGTTCAGCGCGTCGGTGTAGCTTTCCGTTGCGCTCAATGCCATTGCGCCTTTGATGGGCTTCACGGCAATATCCGCTGCTTCGGCAATCGTCAGCGTATCGCCGCTTGCGCTGGCTTTCAGCGATGCGGGCAAAGCCGCCGCGCCTTGCGCCGCCGTGCCGTCTATATCCAACACTTCGCCGCTGGGCAGCGTGATTTTGGCGGCAATCTGCTCGCCCGATAGCGTGATTTTGCTTGCCGCGCGTCGCCCGATATACACTTTCGCCAGCGTCGGCGTTTGCGAAAACGCCGCCAATGCTGCCTTGTAAATCGGGTCGCTTGCCGATAAACCCATATCCAGCAACTCACCCGCCGAAGTAATCGCCGCCATGCGTGCCGTGGTTGCCGCGTGCAAGCCCACAATCATCATATCGCTAAAACTTTCCGTGGCGATTGCCGTCGTGTTTAGCGAAATGTTTAACTTAACCAATCGGTCTAATTTTGCCATGTCAAAACTCCATAAAAAAAGCGGCTACTGCCGCGTGGTTACATCTAAAACTGCTTTTTCAATTACAGGCACCGTCTCATCCATAGCCGCCATATAGCGATAACGAAACGACAACACCGCCTGCTCGTGATACTGCGCTTCAAACAGCTTGGGCACAGATTGCACCCGCTCTATATCAAACACCGCCGCATTCGCTGCATCCAGCGCATCGGCTGCCGCTTCGGTTTGCAATGCCATTGCCAACGCGTCCAAAATCTCAAACGCGCCATCGCCATAGCATTGCACCGTTACCGCCGCTTCACGCACCGCCGATAATGCACGGCTGCCGCTTTCGCTAATCGGCGCACGCAGCACAGGTAAACTGGCATCCGCCGAGCGCACGTCCAGCGCGGCAAACACGTTTTCAGGCTGCCTGCCGTTTTCATACGCCCAAATCAGCGGCACAGGCAACAACGCTGCCAAAATATCGTACAAATACTCTTTCATGGCTGCTCCGAAACCGCGTAATAGCGGTAATGACTGATGATGCCCATTTGAAACCGCGCCTGCGCGATGATGCGGTATTCCGTCCCCAGCCACAGCAACACATCGCCCATGTTGTCGTCCACGCGCAGCAGCGCATCGGTATAAATCTTAACCGCCCGCCCCATGCGTTTGCCCTCGGGTAAATTCTCCCGCTCGTCATTGCGTATCGGCTGCACCGAAGCGGCGATAACCAACGTTTGCGTTTCCGTGCCTTGTTGCCAGCGCCCCTTGATATACGCCCCATCGGCAAAACGGCGAATGGTGTGTTGTTTTCTTAATCCCATTTCAGGCTGCCTTTAATCGTTTTTCTTTGTGCCAAAATACATATCTCAAAAATGTACCCAGCACAGCGAGTAAGAAATACAACTTTACTAATGCCCAGAAAAAGTCCCAGCCGTTTAATGACAAAAACCATTCCAATGTTTCCATAACTTTGTTCCCGTGGTGTGGCAGCCTGAAAACTACACTACCTCATATTCCACCGAATGAACCAACTGCCCCGTATCAATCAACGGTCGGTCAGACCCCTTGCGCTTAATCGTTGCAGGCGCATTCGGTGTCCAATTGCCATTGCGAATGTGCGCCCTTTGCACATCACGATACCAGTTGCCCAGTTGATGCAGCATCGCTTCCGCATCCGCCCCTTCCAGCACGCGATACACCACTCGCCGCTGCGCTTCGCTAATCTGCGCTGCGTTCTGCTCCGCACAATCCGCCATAAATGGGCGCGGCGGAATGTGGCGCGTGCCAAAGTGGTTGTAAATAGCAATGTCCACCATATCATCATGCGAGCCGCCTTGAATACCCACCTTAACCACCCGTCCATTCAGCCTTTGCGTGTTGCCGATAATATCATCCAAGCCAAAATCGTTAATTTCCACATCCACAGCCGCCACCATATTGCGACACAATAATCGCACCGCGTTTGCACAAATCCGCCAGCTTTTGATACTGCGCCAAATAACCGCAAGGGTCGCCGCCATTATTGCCATAGCTGCGCGACAAATCGCCCTCACGCTCCGACACTACGCCCACAGGCACAACCACCGCCCCTTGCGCTGCTGCCGAAAGTGCGTTTACCGCTAAATAGCCCGCGTAATACAACACCGCGCGTTCTTTCAACTTGTCGGATAAGCAAGGCGGCGCAAACTCCGCCGCCAAAATCAGCATCTTTTCCAATAACGCATCATCCGCAGCAGCAACATAAGGGCAAAGCAAACGCAGCTTATCAATCAGCGGGTTCATTGTGCGCCTGCCAATGCCAGCAAATTCTCTTTCTTGGCATCGCTGGCAAATTCAACGCCTTTTTCCGTCAAATACTGGCGCAACTGCTCCACTGTCATCTTGGTTACATCTTCTTGCTTGGGTGGTTCTGACTTAGGCTGTTCTAACACTTCCAAATGCCCGCTTTCAACCAAGCTCAATACGCCCGCATCGTTATCCGCCACTTCGGCTTCCTGCATCGGCGCAAGCACCGTCATGCCATTCAATACCACCACAGCGGGTTTAATGTTTTTGATTAACATAGATTTTCTCCATAAAAAAGGCTGCCGAAGCAGCCCTGTATAACCCAAATTTTCAGCCAGCCTAAGCCGCCGCAATCTCACACTTAGAAAACGCCAGCGGATAATGCACCACTACGCCCGCCGTGCGTGCGTAGCAAGGCACAACCACTTCCAAGCCGCGCGCCTGCGCTTCCATTTGGTTAAACGCCATCGGCAACTCATGGCTCATGTTTTCCGCGTCAAATTCGCCGATAAACAGCAAATGCTTGCCGCCTGCGCCCGCGCCGTCAAATTCGGGCGCTTCCACCAGTTGCAAGCTGGGATGTTTCTTGCCAAAAAACTCCCACACCGTAATGCCGTGCGCTTCGGTGTAGATTTTGGATGTCAAAAGCGCGTGCAATGTGCTAGCAACCACAAGGCGGTTCGGCGCATGTACCCCTTTGCTTTGCAAACGCACCGCATTCCACAGCGCGTCCAAATCCGCAATGATTTCCGCGCCTGTTGCCTGCGCCCAAGCCTTGCCGCTAGGCAGTGTGGTAACGCCGATATTTGGGTGAGTAGTCATGCCATACAAGCCGTATTCTGCATCACCCACCATTGCCACCTTGTTCAACTTCACTTCAATCGCCCGGCGTGCCGCATCGCCTTTGCGCGTAGGCAAGTTTGTACCCAAGCCAGCCGATGCTTTCAATTCCATAATGTTAAAGCCGTAGGAATCGGCAACGGTTTTCACGCGCACGGTATGTTCCATGCCCAGCACATCAGCGCGTGGCAAATCATCAGCATAATTGGCAACGATTTTTGCCATGCCCACGGTGTCATAGGTTTTGTACACAATCGTTTCTGCCCATTCAGGCGCATCCGAAGCAATCGGAACAAGCCCCAAGCCCAACATCGGCGGACGTTTTTTCTCGTAAACACGAGCCTTCACATAATCCAATTCACGCGCGGCAAACACGCTTTCGTCTTCGCGCATTGCGTTGCCCGTAGATTGCGCAAATTGCGCGATAACGGATTTTTCCGCTTCATCATAGTGCAAATGTTTCTGCATCATCATTTCCTTTCGTTAAGCTGTTGGTGCGTGCAGTTCAACGCAAGCAATCTTGCCACCTGCCACGCTTTTCACATCGCGGATAACCGCATTTTTCAGGCTATCGGCTGCCGTATTGTCCAGCAAGCCCACCGCGTTAAATTTAACCGCCTCGCCTTTGGCAACGGTTTTGCCTGCCGCCACTTTCACCCAGCAAAGCCCGCGCGTCATCACCGAAACACAATCGCCTTGTTTATAAGGGATAAGCGGTGTGTGCGAATGAATCACCACGCCAACGGCTTTTGTGCCTTTGCCCGCTACCGCAGCACCGTTTGCATCCACGCCCACAATCACGCCAGCGGTCAAGCCATCTGCGGCAACCGCATAGCTTTCCACGCGGTCAAAACCGCTGTCTGCCTTCATACCGGCAAACGCCACATCCATTTGGTCGTCATACATAGCCATTATTCAGCCCCTTTCAAACTTGCTTTGTATTGTTCACGCGCTTGCGCCGCCGATGCGTTGCCTGCGCCGTCCTTATCCGCCATATCTTGGCGTTGCCCCGCTAAGGCTTTGGCTTTTGCCTGCTCATCGTGAGATGCCAGCGCCATATCAAACGCAGCGGAAACATAATCATCGGTTTTACCGTCCAACGCGAGCGCATCGCCGCGAATGGCTTTAATCACCGCCACTTTAATCTCGCGCGCGGCGGTGTCCTCCTTAAAGTCCACGCCATGCGTTTGGGCGACTGCTTCCAGTTGCAAACGCTCGCGGGCTTCTTGCAGCGCGTCTTGCTTGATTTGTAGCTGCTTGTCCTGCAAGGCTTTCAAATCAGCTTCTGCGCTGTCGGCGCGGGCTTCGGCTTGGGCAAGTTTGGTTTTGCCCGCCGCCTCATCCTGCTTTAATTGATTAAACGCCTGAATCACTTCGGGCGCGGCATCGTATTCAATGCCGTTGTCTAAACGGATTTTCGTCATCGTTTCGTCCTTATCATCCACGGCTTCGTTGCCGTCCATATTCAACCGCGCATTGCCTGCGCGTCCCTTGCTCACAATCGCTAAGTGGTTGGGGCGGATATTGCGCTGTATCGCATCGTAGCGTTCGCCTTCGGGCGTGATGCCAGCGGTCTCCTCCAGATCCAACTCATAGCCGACTGAAAGTTCTTTGTTGCCCGCGTTAATCGCCGCAGGGTCGTGTATCACAATATCCGCTAGCAAGTTATTGCCGTCTTGCCGCGCTTGCCCCAGCACCGTGCCGATGGTGTGATTTTTGGCATTGCGGCTGGTTACTTTGCCGGGGTGTCCGTTGGTAATCGGAATGCCCTTGTAAGCATTCAGGCTGTCTTGGGCAAACACTTCATCAGGCGGGCGATATTCGCGCCGCTCGCTGCCATCGGGATTGTGATAAATAAAAACGCCCGTTCGCGTGAGAACAGGCGTGTCGTGAATAAAACCATCTTGATTGCGCCGCGCTTTCACTTCGGCGCGGTCATAGCGAGTTACGCTCATAAACAATTCCTTTCAAATCGGCGAAATCGGGGTAAATGCCCTCTGCGCTGCATCGACATTGAATCGGCTCGCTGGGGTGTCCATCGGGCGGGGGATTATCCCAATCAAATATCTTGCCCTCGCGCTCGCGGTGCGTATGGCGCACGCGCTCATCCAGCGAAGTGCGCCAAACATATTGCGTAACGCCAATGCCGCGTTGCCGCTCCATCGTAAGCTGCCCATTGAGTTTGCCGATTTGGTCGCGGGCAATCAAGCGGGCGCGGCTTTTGGGTAACGCATAAGTCTCACGAATAAAATCCGCCAGCTTGGCATGGGGCAGCCCTGCGCGTACCGCTGCCACAATCTTGCCGTGCAGCGTTTCCAAATACTGCGCTGGGATGGATTTAATCAAACGGATATTCTCCGCTTCAAACTGTTTCATCACATCCAACAACCACGGCTCATGCGCGAACACATCCACCGAAAACACCGAACGCACCACCTTGTGAAACTGCACCTGATTAAACCGCGCTGCTTCACTCAACAGCGATAACGCCCCTGCAATCGTTTTTTCAGGCTGCCTAAACACATCGGCAATGCCCACTACCCACCGCCGCAGCCGCTCATACCAGCCGCTGCTTTCGGGGATGTCATCCAGCGCGTCTTGGCGCAAATCCAACAAAGGCAGTTGCCGCTCAATTTCCGCCGCAATGCTATCGGCAAAAACCAGCAGCAGCCGCTCATATTCGCGCTCCGTGGCGTGCGGATACAACCAGCGCTTAGGTTTTCGCCGCGTAGTCTTGGGCATCTGCGCCATCGTGTACCTCACGTTTCAAACCAAATTGCTCTCGCTGGGCGAAATAATCCGCCGCCTGCGTCTCGCTTACTGCACCAATAGACACCGCCTGCGCCACCGCATCAACTTCGGTTTTCAGCGTATCTACTGCCAGTTTCGCCATGTCCGCCTGCTCGCGTGCTGTTGGCACATACAACGGCGACCACTTAATGCGCCAGCCATCAGGGATTTTGCCCTTGATGCCGTTTTGCAATACCAACAGCGCAATCAGCCGCTCCAACATATTGCCCACACGCACCCGCTCCGCTTCCACCAATTCATGGAAATTGCGCAAATCGCCTTCACCCGTGGCAGATAGCCCACTCGCCGATTGCCCAAACAACTGCGCCAGCGGAATACCCGTCTCCGCCGAAATCACTTGCTCAAACTTGCCGATGATGTCAGTCAAACCGCTCACATTCATATCGTTTACGGTGTAACTGTCCTCACCGTCCACCGCCACCGTGTTCAGCACCCCGCGCGAAGCATCCACCGCCTGAATTCGCTGCTGAATCGTTTCTTCAAAATTGCTCTCAATCAAATCAGCCAAGCCCTTCATGGCATAAACAGGCTGCTGCTTGCGATCTAAAATCTGCTTGGTGCGCTCGCGCGTGGTTTCCCAATCCAAAATAGCCTTGTAAGCACGGTCAACCGCATTGCCGCCCTGCCAATAAATGCGCGTGTCTTTCAGCATTTCAGGCAGCCTGAAACCGTGAATGGGGAACACACGGCTCTCATGCACAACAAACTGCGTCTCGCGCGACGAAATGCGGTAAAACTCCGGCTCGCCGAAATTCTTTTGCGTGGCATCGCCATACAGCGCACCTTCCACCGAAACTTGATTGATGCCAAACACCCGCAATTCCACCACTTCAACAGGTTGCGAAACGTCCAACGGCTCGTTCAATCCTTTGCCGTCTGCTACCAGCGGAATCACGCACGCCCCGCCAAACAACCGCGCCAGCTTCAACGCATACGCCGCCGTTTCACACACCTTCAAGCGGTCCATCTCCGA